TGAAGACCATATGCCTCTCGGCCTACGATGAGAGTATGCGGTTGAGCGAAGAGCGTGGCAGCTTCCCACTGTTCCAGGATATCATCATTGATTGCGGCTTCATCAAGTACCAGTTGGATGATGAGCGTAAAGAACGGATCGCAACAACGGGGTTAAGAAACGGTGTCATACTCACTATCGCTCCTACCGGAACAGGAGCTATCGCATTTGGGTGTAACGTGTCCTCGGGTATCGAACCTGACTTTGCCCATGAGTACGAACGGCGTACTCGTAGAAATAATACAGAGGAGTTCGACACTTATTCCGAGAAGAGCTACACTAAACGGTTCTACGAGTTCGTCACCTCTCGCAACGACACCCCCGATTATATGGTTACAGCTCAAGATCTCTCCTTGTTAGATCACATCAAAGTGCAAGGTGCTCTGCAGAAGTGGGTCGATGCATCTATCTCCAAGACCATCAACATCCCTACAGATATGCCCTATGAGGAGTTTGTGGAGGTTTACGAACTAGCATATCAATACGGTTGCAAAGGGTGCACAACCTATCGCCATACACACTGGCGTGATTCAATTCTGACGTCGGCAAAGGATAAGGCATCTACCAGCACCCCTCTCCTGCCTCAGAAAGTCAAGAGACCTGATGAGCTCCAAGGAACTACATACAAGGTCAAATGGCCGTCTCTATCCTCCTCGATGTTCGTGACGATCAACTACCATAATGATCACCCCTATGAGATCCTGTTTGCTTCTAAGGACGCCAAATTCCAAGATTGGATGACTGGCCTCACGTTAATGATCTCCTCCATATTGCGCTCAGGTGGGGATCCTTCATTTATCCCAGTAGAGCTGAAACAGGTTGTGTCTACACACGACACTACATGGCATAATGGTAAGTTCTACGGTTCTTTGCTTGCGAGGATAGGATCTATCATTGAAGCCGACTTCATGCATCACGGAATCATCAAGGTTGAATCAAATACAGTACAGGAGCCGCAAATTAAAGTACCCGTACAACTCAACAATAACAGAGGATCCTGTCCTAAGTGCACAGTCAAAGCCCTCGTACATAAGGAAGGATGTATCACCTGTGAAAACTGTGGATACTCAACTTGTAGTTGAACGTGCCAAAACACATGGGGACTATTACGACGTAGCCAAATACACTGCCCTATTCAAGGAGGTGCTCGACAATGCGGAAGGAGACCGCTTCGAGAGTAAGCTACCTCCTCTGACTGATACGCAGAGGCTATCTCTGGACATGATAATGAACAAAGTCGCTAGGATCCTAGCTGGCCAAAGCTCGCTGCAAGAACACTGGAAAGATATCTCAGGATACGCATATATTGCTCACAAAGAGAAGGGTGTACCTTATGCAGACTGACAGAGAACTGGGAGCAGCAATTCACAATCTCCTTGTAGCCAAGGGTATCGAGACGCCTCTCAACCACGATAGAGGAGGGCTAAGATCACAAGACTATATCGCGTCTCAGGTCCATAGTATCCTGTTTGGACTTGGACTAGATCTAGAGGATGACTCCTTGCGAGACACCCCTAATCGTGTAGCAAAGATGTTCTGTGAGGAGATCTTCGGAGGACTTAACTATGACAACTTCCCTGCCTGTACTGCTGTCGCAAATAAGATGGGTTGCGACGAGATGGTTCTGGTCCGAAATATTGTACTACGGAGTACTTGTGAGCACCATCTCCAGCCTATTTATGGTAGTGCTCATGTGGGTTATCTTCCCAACCCAAACAACGGGTCAGATCCTCATCCAGCTGGTAAGATTCTGGGCCTTAGTAAACTTGCTCGTGTCGTTGCTTTCTTTGCTGCACGTCCTCAAGTGCAAGAGAGGCTAACTGAACAGATCTATGCGGCTCTCGCATACATCCTCGGCACTCAGGACGTCGCAGTAGTCATTGAGGCTGAGCACTTCTGTATGAAGATGCGTGGTGTTAAAGACCCTGAGAGCATCACCACCACAAGTAAGATGGGAGGGCGATTTCGCACTGTGGATTCAGCTCGTATGGAGTTGTTGCAACTTATCAGAAGGCCGTAGGAGAGGCATCACCATGGATCTCGTAGTCATGAAGGCTATCGGTGAGCTTGATGAGCGTATTATAAAGCTTGAGAAAGATGCACATGAACCATTTGACTTCAGTCAGATCCTCGAGAGGCTCGACAACATAGAAGCCGAGATCGAGAAGATCAAGGGTGTAATCAGACAGCTACCAATGGGAGATCTTAATAGCCATGGCCCGCAACACGCCTAACCAACAGCATATCAAGGAGATAGAGTTCACTATGCACGGGACAACCTATGCCCTCCGCGTAGACGCAGAGGACATGGATAATCTCATCATAGAGGATGTCCTCGTAATAGACGGTCGTCATAAACGCGTCCTCGAGAGTGAAATCGATCCTGAGGAGTTCATGTCGGAGCTAGATGAGGAATATTGGCAACGGATCAAGGAGATAATCCAACATGGCAATAGTTAACAGACTCAGAGGATAGGTGGGCACGCTGACCGGAGGCGACAATCAACGTGCCCTCACACTATTAGCCGGGCTTGGCCTTTAGCGTGATCTGGTAAAGCGATGTGGAAACTAGGTTGCATTGGTTCTCTTAGACCTAATATGGACCATCTGGGTTACACCCACCCGCCGGAGGTGGGGGCACGGCGGCCGATGGAGAGCCACCAGGGCAGGCGTCCAGCCACCGCTCCTACCATCACTCCCACTTCTACTGACCCTGTAGTAGAGCCCACGTATGAGGCCCAACGATACCATCAACTACAGCTCCATTCTCTGCTTGAAACTCCATTACTGCTCTCTTTGTCTTAGGGCCAAAGTCACTATCCACTGTGAGCTTGAACCCGTAAGTATTCAGAAGGTACTGGAGCTTCTCTACATCATGCCCCTTTGTACCCATAGCTAGTACTGGCATAGCTGGTTCTGTGGGGCGAGCCTCTTCTAGTATCGGAGGAACGGCATCAGTAAATGTTTCTATCCTCCAGGGAGTATCATTATCAAAGAGGCTAGAACCTGGCATTACTGACAAGTGCATGTGGTGTCTGTGAGGATTCTTACCTTCATATTTCCTCCACACCCAAGGAGATTGTCCAGTAAATCCAGAAGCGATCTGACCGTTAGAGATCACATATTTTATCCGGTTATCCTTCGAAGCCAATAAGGCATCCGCCAGCTTTCTGGAGTCTATACCATGAACAGGATCATGCGTGATATCTAAGGCTGTTACTACTCCCACCTTTTTATGTACCACCCACGGGTTGTGGTCGCTGTTGCGTGAGGCATGTGAGGGATCCCCAATTGTGCCGTCGCTAATCTTTTGCCTGTTTGGGGATATAGTATTAATCTGATTGCGGAGAACGAGGAGTGACTCTGCTACTCTCCACTGTTTGGGGCTTTCTGCTTTGGCTTTAGTCGCTGCTTTAGGTAGTCTACGTGGTTTAGCTGATTTTGATTTGGTTGTAGTCTCCGTTGTCATGTTTGCCTCCTATGTCAACGCTCGTTGCGTCACTTTCTCCTAAGCCCTCATCTTCTGTTTCATAGCCCCAATGAACTGCTGTTTGGTATACGCTGGATCACCATTCTTGACGCGGAGCTTATTGATCTCCTCGAATACTAGCTCCGCTAAAGCTCTCACAACTGAGCCATCTTGAGTTAACTCATGATTGAGCCTATCCTGATCTAGAACGTCATAATCAATTGGACGAGTCGTCCAAGTTCTAGTGACAACCTCCAACTGGATATCATCGGTATATCCTTCGTGTTCATGTCCAGGTTCGGGATCGGGCTTGACCTCAACAAAGGGTCTAGCACGAGTCCCTTTCACTTTTACAGGAGTATCTCCAAGATAGCGGATCGACTCCACAGCATCTTCTGCTTCATTGAGTATTGCAACTACCCCAGATAGTTCAGTTGGGGGGCTCGGGTTCGCAGACATATTATTCGCCTCCGTTACGTATCGATCGCAGTGTCAGTGGTATAGAACAGTTTGATACCTATAAGCTGTGCATCAGCTGTTAAGGTATCCGTTGCGACATCTCTTGATAGTCTGAACCAGACCACATCACCATCAGCTGGGACACCTGCAATAGTTATTGCCGTACTCGTAGGACCCACGTGAAGGTCATTTGCAAGTACAAAGGTATCTGTAGAGGATATCCCCGTGCCTAGAACAGCATCTAGTGGGTCATCATTAGATACTGTAACACCGGCAAGAGTGAATATAGCAGTACCTGTCGGTACCCCTTCAGCAGTCCATATAGGTGCAAATGTAACAGTACCCAATGACCAACGCTTCGGAGGTACCCATCTATACCAGAGGAACTCCTGAGTAGTCTGGTCAAAGGCGTAAGTCTGCAAAGGTTGCAAATTGGTAGTGAGATATCTGGTAGCTAGTGCTGCAGGATTCAAAGCAGGAGCTATGAAGTCTACCGCAGGAATAAACTGTTCATTCAGGCCTGTGGTTAAGGTGCGGACGAATGCTGTAGTCGCTATGGTAGTATTGTTGATAGTCACAGCCTGTGTAACAGCTAACACACCTGTTGGGATCGACACGACGTTGGTTGTTGTATTAAAGGTGGCAATAGTCATCCAGTCAACGCCATCATAGAGCTTGAGAGCCCATGCAGTAACTGTAGTGGTATCCACCCAGAGCATACCTGCAACACGATAAGTAGGTGCTACAGTACCGGATTGGTTACTGTTGATAGCATCTCTGAAACTGTTTATGATACTAGCAAGTTCTGTGCCATCAGTCGTTGAAGGGACGATTGTCCCGAAGTCATATTGTGTCATGATCGTACCCTCAGAACTTGATGATCACGTTTTCGATGATAGTTGGTTGTACGATGGGATGCGCTGCATCGGAGCCGGCTACACCAACTGTGCCTGCAGGAGTCACATAGATACCGTGGAAGTGGTTATATCCCGACTCGCTAGTTAGCTCATTGTTTGCCATTGGACCGAACCCTGCTGTATTATAGCCAGCCGTATTGACAGCACCTGTGCCACTAGGCATGTTGCCCGGAACATTGTGCGAGTGATTGGCACTAGCAGTACCCGTCTCCCAGTACTGATTGGTGCCCGTGAACGTATGGTTATGAGAAGGCATCTGTGCATCGAGCAGAGTATGAGTCTCAAAACCTCCGGCCATACCGAGAACATCACCGTCTAGGAGGCTACCTGCATAAGTCAGGCGGTTCTGGCTAGTACCAGACATATTATCTCGACCAGCACCTACTCGACCTTGATAGTTCGGGACAACAAATGTCGTAGTACCGTTACCTGCACCATAAGGGGAGAATCTAGCAGAATGAACTCCCGACTGTGTACCAGAGGTATTGATTGCAATTCCTGGACTATAGGTAGCAGCAACTTGGAATGTATTAGCTGTTAGCCCAGCAGTCATAACAAAGTAAGTTGTGCCGACAGCTAATCCGGTAGGCAGTAAACCAGTAGTTTCAAAGGAGACACGGTCTCCAGGTACAAACCCATGAGCCGATAAGGTTATAACTGCAGGACTAGCAATTGTGATTGTACAAGTACCAATAAGAGGGGCAATAACGTTGAACAGTCTAGAATATGTCGTTCGAGATACCGACTGCCCAGCACAGAATAGCCATCCTGCAGGAGCAACTCTACCAGCATATGACAGAATAGATCCGACAGGCATAGATGCAATAGACGGGTTAGCCAGCATAAACGCTCCTGCAGCAGCGTTCGCAGCAGGATCATATGATACAATGTACCGACCACCGTCGACAATATCACCAACTTCAAGATCTACGTCAACACCTACGGAGATCTTGCGAATCGTCTTCACACCTAAGGTACTAACATTGAGTGTTGCGGGCCCTGTGATGTTAGACCCTGCTTCAAATGTGTACACATCGTTTATAGTGTACGTAGTCGGTGCAGGAACAGGTGCTAGCAATAGGGCGTTCGCTGTACCTCCAGCTAGAGGATATCTATAACGGAGATCCTGCCCTACAGCCCACATCTTGTCATTTGTGGAGTCTACAACTGCAAGACTCGACCAAGCTACTCCATCGTACTGCTTGACGATCCAGATAGGACTGGTTGTGTCATCACACCATTGCATGCCTGCAACAGCATAGGTGGGTGCCGTAGGCCCTTTGTGCATAGAATGAACAGCGCTACGCCATGCGTTGAGGTCCGCTGCAAGGGCCGTACCGCTCTTTGTTGTGGCAACTATTGTGCCAAAGTCATACTGTGACATCTCTCGTCTCTCGCCTCTGTGCCTCTGCGCCTCATCTGTTATACGATTCGTCCAAAGCCCCATGCCACGAAGTCGAATGTCCTGGATACTGCAGCTCCTCCAGCATCCCTGAATATGATATTGAACCCGTAGTTTGTAGGAGCAGGAGAGATTACATAGTAATCACCAATAGCCATATTCTGCCCCGCAATACCAAGACCTCTTAGTTCAGCAAATGGAGGATTAAATGCTACATCTAGCCCTGCAGCAGTACAAGGTATATCACTCTGCCCATACGATCTATCAGGCATATCTACCTCGATCTTGAGAGATATGACTGCGGGAGTATTAATAGAATAAGCTCCGTCAGAGTCCACAACTTGCTTACCCCTAAGAACCAGCTTAAATCTGATAGCCCTCATAGTAATATCACTAACAGTCAAGGGTATCCAATCTGACCATACGCCAGCAATAGGATCCCCCTCAGTAGACTGATAATACATTTGTACTTCCCAGCCTTCAGGCTCATCCTCATTCAGAGTAATGACGTCTGATAGCTTAACCCAGTTGGATATTGTAACAGAGTCATTATAGCCATATGCTATAACAAACGAAGTAACCCGTACAGGAGTATATACAACTCCCAGATCAATATAACTGTTATTCCCCGGGAAGGTATAAGCCCCTTCAGCAGGATATCCTTGAGAGTCAAGCTCTCCATCGCCCTCTACCATATTGATAATAGTATCCAGGGACTCCCACTTATCTATGGTACCCTGTTCTGTAAGACGGAGCTCATTGGCTATGATGCTGATGTTCGTACGATTACCAGTCCATACAGGCTCCTCGATAGCCTCTACAACATTAGTACCCACTAGTGATGAAATACTCGTGACAATAATCGAAGCGTTGATACTCCACACCCCTAAAGCAGATTGTGACTTAATCAGGAATGTACCAATAGCCGTCTGTGTCTGTACTGTAGTATCAGTGATATCTGATATGAAGGGAGTTGCAGTATTCCATTGAGGAGTAGGAGAACCTATTGGTGCAAATCGAATCTCATACTTCACGCCGGGACCTAGAACAGGATCCCAAGTAAGAGTAGACACCTCACCAACTACTGCAATAGAGAATCCTGTAACGTCAGCAGGAATATACTTTGCGGCGTCTGCATTATACACCGCAGATGAGAGCCAAGATGACCATGTACCGTCTACGAAGATATTACGCACACGAGCTGAATATAGCCCCGAAGTAGCCTTGTATATTGTTATGAAGTTGGTATTGGCAGAAACTCTCGGATTGGTGTACCAGATACCCTCCGCTTCGTCGCGATGCTCTACTTCAAAGGACGCTACCTTCCCAGCACGCGGAATCGTCCAGGATACTCTCAAGTAGATGAAGAACTGACCATCTTCCTCATATAGACCATCTGTGATAGCAATACTGGTTGGGGGTAGCATGAATGGATCTACAGGAAGAGAGATGCCCTCATTATAGGTTGGGATAGCTCCAGTATCTGCGTCGGAGATCGCAAGGGCATCATCTACCAGTGTGAGCTTATGAACCAGATCCTCTTGAGGTTCTACTTCGATAACTCGGTATATACCGCTATCTGCCCCGAGCCTCCCAAAAGTGAATAGATCCCCTACTTCTGGGAGTGCTAGAGTGCCTACCAGAGGGATCACAGTTAGTTCACCCTGAGTACCAGGTACTACCAATCTAGTTGTAAAGGAGTTAGCAGCATCCGCATCACGGAATCTAAGCTGGTAGGAATCCGTGCTAACCATTAACAGAGGATGATCAACTGTTATAGACTGGGCTCCCACAGAGTCAACAGCACGCACACGCCCAGAATCTAGACCAACAAACAACATATCATGTTGAACATAGACCCTGTCATTACGCAACAGAATGAGACCTTCAAAGTCAACACTAAGCGTATACGTCGCAGGACGTAGCCTTACCTGGGCAATGTGGAATCTGCCATGCTTCCAGACTGTATCAGTATGTGTTACTCCAGGGAACTCAATTACCTGGATATCGGTTGCGTTAGCCTTATTATAACCATCATCATAGACTATCCGTTCATCCTCTTCGAACTTCTTGTCTCTATTCACAAAGGGGATTCGGAATGCGTGAGGAGGCTTTGTATAGCTGATAGTCCCCTCAAAGTCCCAGCTGTTACGAGGGGTAAACATCTGTACTACAGGGAGAGCCTGCTCATCCCAAACAACAGACCATTTACCATCCTTGAAGACTTGAGAGGCTCTTCCGGCAACGCAGACCTCAGCGACTAGCTCTTGTATAGAGGTCACCGAGAAAATAGGCTTGTCATAAGTAAATGCGTTTGTATAGCAGTACGACCACCACGCTTGGAGCGTGACGATGTCAATCTGAATATCCGGTACTGGGCTCTTATTTGCCTTACACTGGAGTATATGCCTATATAAATCGGCAGGATTACGGGATACCGTATCGGCTACCCATGTAGTACCATTGAATGCAAGTACCCTAGAATATGCGATGCAATTTAGAGTATCAATGACGCCATTAAGCTGTCCAGTACCTTTGATACGCAGAGCTATAAGGGCTAAAGGAGTTGTGAACGTAATAGGCTTCCCGGTTCTAAGACCTCTAAGACCTATCCAGCGGACTTCCTCTTGGACCTTATTGCTGTCAACATCATCGCCAGCTTTACTAATCCGAACGTCGTACTTGCCCGCAGGTACATTTGCACTGAGTGTATGTCTCTGAGTATCAGCACTACGAGAGATCTTCGAATAGCCGAAGTTATTCCAGTTGGCTGCACTGGAGCCCGCTGGTTTATAGCCCCAGTTAAGATGAGACCCCATATTCTGATAGTTGCCCTTACCATCCACCCAGAAGAGTCCACTAGGCCAGACAAGCTCCAATTGGATCACGGTAATATCATCCGAGGTAGTACGTTCCTGCCATCCTACAGCTTGCAATAACTCGACGTTAAGAGCCTCTTCTGTAACGTCATTAGGATACAGTGTAGTCGGAGCATCCCAAGAGTATCCCTCTCTAATCTCGAGTTCTACGTTCTCCAACTGGGAAAGCAAAGTCTCTCCGACACGTATTTCCTCTTGGGGGATATACAACGGTCCATAGCCTACGACAAACTCCATACGGAGATACTGGTCGTTACCTACTCTCTCTGTATAGGGCATTGCTGCATAAGGAGGAGCTATACGATGAGATCCCAATATGAGAGGTATAGGCTCATACTTTAATGCGTCATTTCTAGAGCCTGCAATCGAGTAGCTGATCTTAGCTTGTGGCTGTTCCGGAGGCGGCTTAGGCGCGAATAGTTTCCCTACCAGAAACTGAATTCCTATAAGTATCGCTCCGACAATGAGCTGTGTTATAATTCCGGTAAGAGTAATAGAAGCTGCAATTGCGGCGAATAAAGGAACAATGAAAGCCCGAGGTACTGGCCGAATGAAGAGTGTCTGTCCAGGCTTCGGACGAACTCTATCCCACCATTCTTGAGGGATAAGATCTGCATGCTCTCCTATATAGACTCTATAAGTATCAGTAGGGTATACGCCCTCGACCTTCCCCCTAGCATATTCAATACACTCACGAACAGTCCAACCAGGTAGGCAATAGACTAGCTCTCGTTGCTGACGGAATGGCCCGACAGCGATGAATACCCTGACTGCAAACTCCTTATTAATGACGCCTGCAATTTCAGGAGGGAGTATTTCGCCGTGTA